GAAAGTGAAGGTCCTCGATCCGGTCGTGCGCAACTGGAGGTGGGACTTCCACGATGGCAGCTACAAGGACGTCGGCAGGCCGACCCTGATGGGCACACGTGGGATCTTGGTCGAGGTCCAGGACGAGCCCGGCATGTATGGCGAGCCCCGACAGAAGATCGCGACGTTGAACGCGCTGCGTGGACTGTACGAGCAGGTCGCGCCGCAGGTCGGCAGGGCTCGGCGGGAGCGCATCGCCGCAGCTGATGCCCAACGCGAGGTGGAACTGTCCCGCAACGACCGTCTGGGGTCGGCCATCGGGCAGGCGGCGGCGCTCGGCGTGAAGGCGACCGGGCTATACCCGTTTACCGTGGTCCAGATCCCGATCGCCGAGTTCGAGGCGATGGTAACCGCGCTGTCCGCTGACGGCTGGCGTTACGAAGCCTGATCCATCGTGCCACATTACTTGACACATGGTGTGGCACGATGGTAGAATTGGTGTTGGCGGGCAAACTGCCCGCCCCACCCAAGGAGGTTGCGATGCAGATCGAAGCGCAGAACGTCCAGGCGGGCGACAAGATCGACGGCCACGAAGTCAGCGACGTTCGCACTGGCGAGATCGTCCACCGCATTGACGGACCGGCCACCAAGACGCTGGTGACGCTGAGCAGCGACGGCTACGCCTGGCAGAAGTGCCTGAACCCGACCGAGCTGGTCGAGGTCGTCCGCGCCCACCACTCGGGGCTGCTGGATATCACCCCGCAGACCGAGGTCGCCGGGCGACCGCTGGCCGAGTATGTTCAGCTGCACCACCACGCCGGGCAGGTTCACAGCACCGATGGCATCGTCGGCTATGTGGTCCGCGAGACCGTCCGGGATGGCAAGGCCCTATATAGCGACGACCGCGCCGGTTGTGGCTACGACGTTCAGGCAGTGGAGGGCGGCCACCGCTACGGCGACACCTTCGGCCTGCGGGACTTCCTGCGCGAGGGCCGGGGCTACGCGGTGGTCGACAGCTTGTACGCCTGCGGCTGCCGCTCCGGCCTGCCGATCCCGCAGCCGCACGTCGCTTCCGGAGGTGTCGCGTGACCACCCCGAAGATCCCCAAGCTGGCCTACCGGCACGAATGCCGCGTCAAGCTGGGCATGCAATGGCAGAGCAGCTTTCACACCAAGCGCAACGGCAAGCCGCGTTCGGCGAAGTGCACCTACTGCGGGGGCGAGCTGCTCATCGAGCGGGGCTACCACGGGGTGTTCGTCCACAATCAGGAGAACCGCTACCCGCTGGACAACGCCGTACGGCTGTTCACCAGCCCGACAGCCGCGCAGCGGCACGTGGACGTCCATGGCAGTATGCACAATCAGCTGGTGGTCCGTTGGGTTTCCACCTGATCCACTGCCCCCGGCCAAAACCGGGGGCAGCTCCATGTCTAGATGTCGACGATCTCGAACCCATACTGCGGCGCGACCTGGATCATCGCGGTGGTCAGCCACGGACGCGGACGCGTACCCGGCCAGTTGATCCGTTTGCGGTAGATGTATCGGCCCCCGGCCTTGAACCGCAGTGCACCCTGCCGGCCACCCGCCCGGGGTTTCGCCTCGATCACCCGGGGGTCAGCGCCGTTGTGCACGGCAGCGGCGTACCGCACGTTGTTGAAGACCTCCCCATAGGCGACCAGGCCGGTCTCCCACAGTCGCATATCGTTGTGCGCCCGCAGATTGCCGAACCGCACGGGGGTGAGCACATTCGAGCGGTTCAACGTCGCCCGGGTCATGTCCAGGACGTGGCGGCGCGCCTCATCCATCCCGATGTCGTTGACCGCCCCCAGGTTGAGGTTAAGGCGAACCCTCGCTACCGCCATCGTCGACCACCACCTTCGAACGTATGCGCTTCGGCTTCACCAGCAGTGGCGCGACCTCGACCGGTTCGGCCAGCGGCGGCGGGACCACCTCGGGTGGCGGTTCGACGATGGCCTGGGCCGGCGGGTGGACGTGCCCGAGGATCTGGATGTACCCGGCCAGCGACAGGCCCTCGATGCGTTCGGTCAGCGGCACCTGGAACTCCTGCCCCCGCCGCATGCTGTTGACATTGACGGTCACGCGGATGTGGACCAGCGGTTCATTGTCCGACACGGGTAAGCCTCCGGCTCGCTAACGTAGATGGGCGGTACAGGCCGCTGCTCGGGGTCCGTTCGTATGGCGACATCTCGGCGAATATCCGGCGCAGCGTCCCGCCGACCAGACCGGGCCAACTGTGCGGGGATGTCGACAGGAACGGCAGGTCGGTAGCCGGCATCCCGGCTTTCCCACCCATCGCCTTGACGTCGTCGACCTTCACCCCGCCGATCTGGGCATAATTGCCATACCAGGTCCGTTTGTTGTACAGCTCGGCCGGGGCCCGGCGGGCATGCGCCAGGCGATTCAACGCCTCGGCCATAACCGCTTTGTCGACCATCAGTGGCAGGTGCAGTTCGTAACTGAACAGCTCGGCATCGGGGTGGACCGCCCGCAGCAGGGTGCGGGTCGACACCGCCCGGCTGCGCCAGCTGTTCAGCCGCTGCTGCGCGTACCAGTCGATCATCACGTCGAGATTACCCCGGTGGTAGGCCGGGACCTCCGTGACCGGGCGCATCACGAAGAAGTCGTCGTTCATCAGGACGAACCGGTCGGGCAGCTCGGGGCTGGCGGCCATCGCCCGCCAGTTGTGCCAGGTGTTCTGGTTCTTCTGGCCGCGTTGGATCACCGGGACGTAGCCGATGGTCTCTTTGACCCACTTCGGGCGGTAGCCGACCATCCACACCTGCCGGACCGGCACATTGGCGAGGCTGCGCAGGCTGTAACGCAGCTGCTCGTTGCTCTCGCCTGCCTTGACGATGTAGACGACATCCAGCGGGGTCACGGCGACCCCCGGCCGTAGGTCACCTCGGACGGGGCGACTGACAGCCCCACCCCGGGCACCGTGGGGTTGATACGCTTCCAGAACGGGCCTTCACGCTGGTCATCGGTCAACTCGTAGCGCTGGCCGCAGTCGCACTCCACGATAGAACCCACCCCGAGCACGACACCCTCGGCGAGGCCCCTCTCGTACTCTTCGAGTTTATCGTGACACCGGCACGGGTCTTTGGCATGGTGGATCAGCTTCATCGACGCACGAGCCTTCCGGGGGATGTTGACGGTGGGATGATGTAGGGGCGGCTGTAGCCGGGAGTGAACTGCCGGCCATCGGGAATCTGCTCCAGCTGCATCCCGTTGGTCTGCGACATGGCCCCCCATTGCCGGCGGCGCACCCCATGCTGCGCCTCCGCCCGGTTGTAGGCAGCCGCCCGCCGCTGCCGGTTGGCCGGTTCGATCATCTTCAGGTGGTACAGGTTGATGTCGATGTCCAGGCGCGGCAAGTTGGTCAATACCGGCACCGCCGGGGCGTGGATCGCTTTGGCCGACATCTGTTGGCCCGGTCGCAGCGGGAACAGCCGGGTGCGGCGCAGCGCCCCCCACTTGCTGTCAACCCGGTAGGCGGTCGGCTCGAACAGTTCCCGCAGCGTCACCCGGTACAGCGCGTCCGGGCCGTCCAGAAGTGGGCGGATCTTCTCACCTGCGCAATCCTCGAGCCTTTCGTCCGGGTCGACCATCAGGACCCAGTCGGCACCGGCCTGCATCGCGGCCTGCCACTGCCGGGCACGCAGCGCCCCCTCGTGGCCCCACGGCTCGGTGGCCGCCCGCGCCCGGTCGTCAACCTCGACCAGGGCATCCACCCACGGGGACAGGTTGACGTGCAGCTCATCGACCAGCCACTGTGGTTCGTGGCGGCGTGCGTAGACCGCGACCAGTCGGGGCATCAGCTGGTCTCCAGGACCCACGGTGGGGTCTCGCCCCGGGGGTGGCCGACCGCGTAGGCTCCACAGAACAGGTCTGGGCCAAATCGCGCCTCGAACAGCGGCCGGTGGGCCTCGCGGATACTCGGGTTGATACAACTGCCCACCAGCCCGAGCCCGGCGGCGGCCAGCCCGAGCTGGCCGATGATCGCTCCCGCGTCCAGGTAGGGCATGTAGACGACCTCGTCGCCCGCCTTGTAGGCGTCGCGGTCGGCGAACAGTAGGAAGGCCAGCGGCGCTCGGTGAATCCAGCCGACCCCCCCGACCAGCAGGCCGCCGAGCAGCGCTTTGGTGTCGCGGTCGGTTACCGGCACCGAGTAGACCGCCCGGCGGTCGCAGGACGACGGCGCGGTCAGGATCGCGTCGGCCAGAGCGCCGAAATCGTCGGTCGACAGCGGGTCGTCGGCAAATATTCGGTCGCTGTGGCGCTCAGCCAGTAACTGCGCCAACACGTCTCGTTTCCGGCTTTGATGGTCGAGATATCGCCGTTGGTACTGGTCCGGCTCTGGGGGGGTCATCACCCGAGTATATCAGCCGACTGTCAAGATGGCGAGTCATCTGGGCCGCAGTTGCAAGCCGGGGCCGCGACTGTCAGCTGCATCGAACCGCCCATGCATCTGCCGCCGGTCGGCAACGGGGTCCACTGCCCGGCCATCCACGCCCAGCGGTAGCCGTCAGCGAAGCAGCAGATGGTCTTATCTAGAGCCGCGAAATCGTCGTAGATCTGGTCTGCCGCGATGTTCCAGGTGTCGGTGGTGGTCATCTTCCGCGCTCCCGGCGTCGGGGCGCAGCGCGCTATCCCGATCTCGAACCGGATCGCCCACTGGCGGATGCCACACCGCTGCATCGGCGACAGATCGGGGTTCGGGAAGTTGTCGGCCGATGGGAACACCCCGTCGACCCGCACCCAGGCGATGCCTCTGCAACACTCGTCGTCGTTCATCGACAGCAGCAGGTCCATCACATTGCCGGGCCGCAGTCCGATCAACGCGGGGCGCACATCGGCGTCGATCTTTAACCGCTGCTCATCCAGACAGGCCAGCAACCGATGGGCTACCGGTTTGACCACCTTGTCGGAGATCGACATCAGGTCACCATCCGGGGACGTGGGCGGTCCAGCGAGTACACCCGGGAGCGCTCGGTCTGGCGGTACGGGTTGAGCGCCACCACGATTGCGTCGACCTCCGGGATCTCAGTCATTCCGAGATCTAGGTAGCTGTTGATCGTCGCCACCTGGACACTCACACCCTGGCGGGTCAGCGAGGTTAACCGTGCCGGCAGCCGGCAGTTGTCATCCCCGGCGCATGACATCGCAAACTCGCCCGCGAGGATGCCGGCGGCGATCTGCAGACCGGCGGGCAGCTCCTCACCGCGCAGGTAGGTAACCGTGAACGCGGCCGGGTCCTGCTTGCTGTAGTCGATGCAGCCCGGCCAGCACTGGCCGTCAGTGCGCACCAGCAGGTAACCGTTCTGGATCTGGTAGGCGGCAGGGTCGACCACCACGCCGTTGACGGTGACTTCGACAATGCTGGCGGTGTTGGTCGGCCCGTCCAAGGCGACTTCACACCGCGCCCGGCAGCGACACCCACCACCACATCCGCCGTTGAACCACGACCCGTCCAGGATGTACGGGAAGAACCCGCCGTACCCGCCTGCCCCGCCGCCTCCGTAGCTGGGCACCGGGAAGGTCTCGTACAGCGGCCAACGCCTGCGCTCCATGCATGGCTGGACGACGATCTCACATTGGCCGAACCGGCGGCCGGTCAACGCCCAGAGCATGAGGGTGGACAGGTGGTAGCCGACTGTCTGTGCCGCTTCCGGGAGGTCATCCCAGTTTGTGACACAGCTGGTGTCGATGTCCCACCCGCAGGGGCTGTCCACCCCGCCTCCGGTGGCGTTCGGGAGTGTGACGCCGATCTGCTCGGTGGCCGTCACCGGGTCGCCGGTCCCGACGTCGTCACCCTCCCAGATGACGACGTACTGGCCCGGTGCGACGTTGAATGGCACGAACCAGGGGTAGCCGTAGACGCCCGTGGCCGGATTGGTGATTCCGACGCTGGTGGTCGCCAAGACAGCCGCACCACCGAGCAGCGGCACAATGGTGATCGTCAGGTTGTTGACGTTGGTGAGCGGGCCGTCCGGTGCGAACTCGCGGAATTGTGCGGACAGAACGGCGGTGCTGCCCTGCGCGTAGTTGGTCACGGTCGGGGCCTCCTCACTGCTGCCGGACGCGGATGTAGTCGGAGGGGTAGTTGGCGTCCACCCTGGCCTCAAGGACCGGGTCGGTGCCCGGGATGGCCTCCCACCCTTCGGTCGGCAACGCCAAGCCAACCACGCCGGAACCGTCAAGCCGGATGCGGATGATGCCGATCGGGTCGTCGTCGACCGCCTGGACATTGGTCTGTGCCATGTTGCTGACGTCGGAGGTGAGCCGCAGTTCCTGGCCGAGATAGTTGACGGTCTCGTCGGCCAGACGCGACCAATGGATGTGGCCTTCGTTGCTAGCCATGGCTTGTCCTCAGGGGGTCGCGAACTTGGATGCTTTGCTGAATACGGCCTGCGCGGGATTCGACAGGTCCGTGGCCGTCCTGGTGACCGAGATCCAGCCGAGCAGTGCCCCGCCGACCGTGTTCGGGTTCACAGCGAACAGCCCCGATCCGATGCCGTCCCTTGCCGCAGTCAGCGAAGCGTAGGTGTTCTGGCCGTACTGGACCAGGATCTGCTCGGTTGCCGTGTTGTTGGCGAACCCCCAGATCCGGAAGTTCGTGGACGTGTTGGCCCCCCCGCCGATCGGCGTGATGACTCCGAGGCCGTTCGGGTCGTAGTTCGCCCTGTCGACGACCGACGCCAGCGGGCCGAAGAATGTCGGATCGGCGGTGATGGTCCGAAACTGCGCGGGTGTTTGTGCGACCAGGATGGAATTGTGCGGGTCCTGGAAGGTCGGCACCGCCGAGAATCCCCGGGCGAACATCTGACCCACGGTCTTGTTGAATGTCAGGTTGACACCGTTCGCGGACAGCAGATTGCCGGTGGTGCCGAACGGGGTGAGGGATTCCATCAGGTCGGTGAGCTGATTGTTGACCTGGCTCGGAATGACAGGAAGCGTCTGGTCAACGACGATGACGCCGCCCGCAGACGCCGTAAGGCCGACAACCAGGTTGGTACGTCGCTGCGTCGGGGTGGGTGTCGCGGGCTGCTGAACCAGCACTCCCAGCGCGGTGACAAGGAACCACGTGACAGGGAACCCGGGAGTCAGCCCGATCTGTGCCGGGAAACTGAGGAAGGTCAGCAGGGGGTTTGTGGGGCCCAGCGGCTGCGATGAGTCGTAGGTAACGAAGTAGCCGGTCAGGGCCGAGATGTCGACCTTCGTCGGGTCGGCGTTCGGGGTCAGCTCCCCGCCAGAGATGATCGACGTCGACAGGCCCATCGTCAGCAGCTGGGCCACGTCGAGGGTAACCCCGGTAAACGCGACCGTTGATGTCCCGGCAACGTCCATGTCGTCGCCGACTGCCACATCATCGGCAACCATAAGGTCGGCCGCACCGAGCAACTCCAGGTCTCCCGACATGGTGTCGCCGGTGCGGCTGACCTTACGTGGGTCCCCGGAGGTGTATCCGGTCGCGGTCACCTTCTCACCCCCGGGGCCATATCAGACGCTCGGGATCACCAGCGGCTGGCAGCCGCAGGATGCTTCCGGCGGCGCAAGCTGCGTAAGCATCCACTGCCGGTGGCGGGTGGTCGGAATCGCGGCGAGCAGCGGTGACGGCAGCCCGGCGGCGTCCAGGACGACATCGTAGGGGCCGACCCCCCAGGGGGTGCCACCTGCCGTAACGCTGTTGACCGTGAAGTTGATCGGGCCGTTCTCGATGGTGAGGTCCCCGTAGGTTCCCTCCTTTAGGAACGGCAGCAGCAGGTAGCCGAACCGTTCCCCGTCCTCCGAACAGGCCGCGTCGCCCGCCAGGTTGGTCCACACCTCCAGACCGAACCGGGCGGTGGCGTAGACGTCGCTGTCGGTGCCGAAACCGATCGCGTTCGGCTCCGGGGTCGCGTCGTAGGTGCGCCGCAGCGCCACTTCCATGTTGCGCGACACAGGTCCCGTGACCAGCAGCAGGTCCGCGTGCCGCGGGCTGGCGACGAACTTGATGCCGAGTCCTTCG